AGGTCATGGTCGTGGCCCGTCAGCCCGATCGTCACGCCGTCGCGCCGCTCGATCCGCCAGCACAGCACCCATGTCGTCAGCGTGTCGGCACTCATGCCTCGCGCACCTCGACCAACGGGACCGAGGCAGCAGCCCCCGCCCGGAACCCCGCGAGCGTCGCGCTCAGCCGGTCCTCGGCGAAGCGGACGGGCACGTCGAAGGTGAAGCTGGCGGTGATCGCCGCGCCCGCCGCAGGGGCGGTGTCGAAGAGCAGCCAGCCACCCGGCTCCAGCCCGAAGCCGGTGACGCTGCGCCCCGCGACCTTGACCGAGACGCTGCCCACCACCGGCCGGGTGATGCGACGCGACTGGTCGCCATAATGGCGGGTCAGCGCGAAACGGCGCGTGGTGCCGTCGCCGATGCCTATCGCTTCGTCGGTGCCCATGCTGTCGAACGGATCGCGCAGGCGGAAACCCCGCGCCGGTCCCATCCGTGCCCGGAAAAATCCCAGCAGCGCGGCGATGTCCTCCGCCGACCGGATGCCGGGGCCGACATCATAGGTCGTCCGCGCCTCCGCCCAGGCGGCGTTGCGCGCCTCGCGCCCGCCCGCGCTGGTCAGGATCGCGGTCGAGAAGCCCGGCGTCACCTCCGCCTCGCGGCCCAGCGCCAGCGGGAACAGCACATCGTCGAAAGCCTGCACCTCGTCCTCCTCCCCTTCCCAGCAGGTGAATCCGTCGCGCATCACCTGCGGCATCGCCCACAAAAAGGTCTGCGCCACGCCGCGCGCCCGCGCCGCCTCCGCCGCTTGGGCGATCCAGCCCCATTGCCCGCGCTGGTCGGCGCGCAGCACGAAGCCCGACAGATAATGCTGGCGCGCGGGCGGATAGCCGAGCCGCGCCTCGGCCAGCGCGACGCCCTTGCGGGTCGAGGCGGTGTCGCCCGCCGTCACCCAGTCATAATCCTCCAGTTGAAGCACATCGAAGGCGGGGCTCGCCCAGCCGATCGGCATGTTGGCGCGCTTGGCTTCGGGAGCCAGCGGGTCGAGCACGGTCGGCAGATAGGTGAGCAGATGCGTGACGCAGCCCGGTGCCGCCGCCTTCGCCGCCGCACACAGCGCCGCCGTCGATGCCGCCAGGCACGCCCCCGCCCGGTCGAGCGTATCGCGCTGCCCTTGCGTCTTCGTGCCCGCCATGCTTGCCATCGGCACCGGCGCGAAGTCCGCCACCGCCGCCGCGTCGTACAGGCACGGCGCCCCGTCCGAGGGGCGCACCCACCACCAGGGCTCGCCGACCTGAAATTGCGGGGGGAGACCCGCCGCCTGGCCGATCGCCAGAAAGGCGCGCGCCACTTCCTGGAGATAGGCCATCGCGCCCGAATGCGCCGGGCTGAGCAGCGTGGACGGCGGCTCCCAGCCGGTCAGTGCGGGCGCACCATCGGCCGAGCGCTGCTTCCAGTCCCCCCAGCAATGCGCGTCGAACAGCTCGTAGGAGAGCGACCAGATCAGGTCGTATCCCAGCGCCTTCGCCTCTTGGGCAAAGCCGCGATGCCAGGCCGCACATGCCGCGTTCAGCGCGCCGCCCATCAGGCTGGCGTAAAGCCCCTCGCCGCTGCGTTCGAGCCGGAAATAATGGCTCATGCCGACATAGTGGACGATGCCGCCGCGATAGCCGAGGTGCAGCATGTTGCGCAGCAAACGCTGCGGCGTCAGGTGATAGCTGTCGTCATAACCGCTGGCGATCCGAAACCCCTGTTCGGGCAGAACGCCCGCGCCGACCCCGATCACCGCCCCCGGTCCGTCACAGGCGATGCGGGTCAGTTCGACCCAGCCCTCCTGCGGCCGGGCGAGGAACGTCGCGCCGGCATCGTAATCGGGTGCGACCAGTGAGACGAACATCCGGTCGACATCGCCAGCCCAGACGTGATCACGATCCTCGGGAAATCGGAACCCGCCTGCGAGGTTCGCGAAGTCGATCACGACCTCCGCATCCTCCGGCGTGCCGGTCGCGTAATTCCACAGCCGGACATACCAGGCACGAGCCTTGCCGCTTTCATCGCGCCCCTCGATCGTCAGCGTCGGCCCATGCCGCGCATCCAGCGGCTTGATCCCGCCCGAGCGCCAGCGGAACCGCAACCGGCAGTCGCGATAGTCGCGCACCGTGTCGTAGCGCAGCAGCGGATGGTCGTGCCGATCCGCCGATTCCCAGATCAGCCCGGCCAGATCGTCGGCACGGTAGAATACCGCATTGATCCGCAGCGCGTCCGGTGCGGTCGCGACGACCGCTGCCATCATCGGGCGCGGAAAATCGACCGTCCAGTAGCGCGGGTCGAAGCGTGAAAGAATATCGCTCCGCTGCTCGCGCCGCTGGTCGTGCAGGCAATATTGCATGACAGCATTCCTTCTATTCCTCCCCTGCAGGAGGAGGGGGACCATGCGGAGCATGGTGGAGGGGTGTCCCCGGTCATGGGTTTCACCGCCCTAACCGGCCGGGACACCCCTCCGTCAGGCCTCCGGCCTGCCACCTCCCCTTGCAGGGGAGGAATGGGGTTTCAGTCCTCGGCCAGCGCCGCGCGTACCGCCCTTGCGACCTGTCGGCTGGAGCGTTGCAGCACGCCCGCCGCCTCCCCCGCCCCGGCGTTGATGGTGATCGCCACACGGACGTCACGCGGGGCGCCGCCGGGGCGCAGCGTCTCGACCCGCCCGCTGCTGGTCGGCACGAAGACCTCCGGCCCGCGCTCGCCGACCAGATAGGGCCGGTCGGGCGACACCGGCCCGCCGGTCGCCCGGCCCGGCAAACCCGAGGCCACACCGCCCAGCAGGCCGAGCAACCCGCCATCGCCGACCGACGCCATCCCCTGTTTCAACGCCACCCGCGCGATCTGGTCGAGCACCGACAGCGCGGTCGCCTTCAATTCCTCGAAGCCGAGCTTGCCGGTCCGCGCGGCGCGCAGCAGCGCCCCCTCGACCGAGCGCGCGCCGATCTCCGCCGCATCGCCCAGCCCGCGCGAGAGTTCGGCGCGCATGGCCCCCATGTCCGCCGCGAAGCCCCGCATGTCGATGCGGGGCGCGAAATCCTGCTCATCCATCCGGATACATCTCCCGCAAGCGGGCGAGCGTGGCGGGCGAGGGTGGATCGCCACCCTCACCACCGCCCGCCATCGCCGTCACGATTCCCTGAAGCTCGGCCGGTGTGGCGCGCCAGAAGCGGTCGGGCGACCAGCCCAGCACCGCGCCCGCCATCCCCGCCAGCCGCGCCGCCGCCTCGGCGAAGGTCATTTGCCGCCCAATATCTGGCGCAGCAACTGCCGCAGCACGGGCGCCAGCGCCGCCAGCCCCAGATCAACCAGCGCCTCGCCCAGCTGCTCGCGGCTCACCCCCTCGGGCACCTCGCGCAGGCAATGCCAGATCAGCGCCGCCGCCTCGCCCAGGGAGAGCTTGCCCTCGCCGGCCCGCTCGACCAGCCCGAACAGCGGACCGAGTTCGCCTTCCGCCGCGACCAGGGCCTGGAAGCTCGGCCGCACCACCAGCTCCGCGCCGCCGACCCGAACGCTCGCCTCGCCGCGCATCGGATTCGCGCTCATGCCGACACCACCGGGCCGGAGCTTTCCAGCGCCAGCGTGTAGGTGCGCTCGCCGCCGAAATCGCCCGAGTAATCCAGCCGCGTGACCAGGAACCGCCCGGTCATCGACCCGCCGCTCTCGAAGCTCAACCGATAGGTCTCGATCGTGCCCGCCAGCGCATGGCCGCGCATCCGCGCCTCCGCCGCCGATCCGGTGAAGACACCCGCGCCCGCCACGCTGACATGCCGCACCCCCGCGCCCGACAGCAATTCGCGCCAGCCGCCCGAATCCTTGCTCGTCACCACCACCGTCTCGCCATTGATCGACAGCTGCGTGGTGCGCAGCCCCGCCATCGTCGCGAAGGCGGGCGGCTCGGCCCCGTCGCCGATCTTGAGCAGAAAGGCGCTTCCCTTTTCGATTGCCATGTCCCGTCCCCCTATTGTCCCGTGCGCCACAACCGGGCGCGCCATTCGACGCTCGCCGTCCAGCGCGCACTCGTCTTGTCCATGCGGGTCGCGGTCATGCTCAGCGCCGCCACCCGCCACCCGTCCGCCAGCACGTCCGCCAGGCCGATCGCCTCCGCCGCCTGGACGCAGGTGCGTAAGCGCCGGGGCTGCTCCCCCTCATCGGTCAGGGACAGCACGACCCGCAGTTCGCGCCCCTCGATCCCCGCCGCGCCCCAATCGCTGTCGCTCGGCTCG